ATGTCTTTCGGACTTAGTGTATATATATAATATTATTTGATTTGAAAAACGACGCAGCCATGGCTACATTCATTAAGAATCCGGCTACACATTAGGTAGGTTGGGTGGGGTGGCGGTATAGATACCGCCGAGTGAACGGGACGCCTCCGGCGCAAGGATTGTCGGTAGTACTCCGAAATCCGGTAAAAATATTCATAAACCTTACCGTTATCCGGTGACACATGGCTAAGAGTGACTCATTTTTTATTAGAGCAGCAGTATCAACAAACGGAACAACATATGCGGAGAAAGAAATTGATCTCGGCGCGTATGTCAACTTGGGGACAAAATCAGCCCAATTACTCCGCATACATAATGTGGCAATTAGCGTTGCTGACGATGACGATCCAGCATCTCAAGCACCTTTCCTGGTAGCGGCTAACTCTGAAGAGAAGATCAGTATGCAATTAACTACACAACCACAAACTTCAATCGTACACGCAAGCGACAAATCAGTAGTTGCATCTGCAGCATTATTCATTGGAAACGACACAGCAACAGCATTAAACGCATCTGAGATGACTGATGTCCTAGACGTTCTTCCTCAAATGTGGAAAAATGGATATTTAGTAGGCGTTGATTCATTATTCTGGGCCGTAGATTGCGCCCTTGGATTAAATGGAGAGGCAAAAGCATCTATAGTAATGGAATGCACAATTGAGGCAGCAACCCAGAGTAACAGCATTGCACTTTCTTTGTCCCAGAGTTAAAGTGATTACAATGGCTAAAGCAACAAAAGCAGAAAACGCTCTCGCTGCGATCATTCAAAAGATGCTAGAGGAGAAGGGTGTTCAATCCGATATAGCCGAAGGACTTGCTAAAGGTGGAGTTGGTTTAGGTGCTGGAGGATTAAGAATCCAAAGAGCAGCAGAAAAACAAACCAAAAAAGAAACTAAGCGAGCCCTGAACGGCTGGCAAAAGTTTGTTAAGGCCAAAAAGAATCAATACAAATACAAATCGGGTGCTAAAAAAGGACAAGTTAACTTCAAAGCAATGTCTAAGGCATTTAAGAAAACACCAGCAGGGAGGAAAAAGAAATGAAGTCTAAAGGATTGTATACAATAAGAGGATCAGTAGGAGACGCAGCAGTAAAAAAACTTCAACTCTTTGATGGAAGATTTGATACTGCATACAAAGTAATTGATTTTAAAATTGCAGGCGACACGCCTAGTTCTTCATCTAGTGATGCGTGGGCAACTTTAGCAACAGAAAAAGCCGCTGCAACATCCAAGTGGGATTGGTCTGATCAAAGACAGATAGCCTGGACCGGTTCTCATGTTAGTACATATGGTGGAGCTTATGCTCAAGATTCAATTATTGATCCTGATAATTTAATAGTTGAAGACTTATTTGTTTATGGTAATTGTAATACTGGTTCTGATAATGTTAATTATATGATTACATTAGAAAAATATGATATTACAACATCAATCGGTGCATTGGCTATGGTTAGAAATAAAAGTCAAGGTGCAGATTAATGAATGATGATGTCGAAAAAACATTAGCCGATCCAAAACACCCTATCTGGAAGGTCATGTTGGGATTAGTTGCCGTTCTAAGTGCGCTCTGGATGAATAATACTGTTTAATCCAAAGTAATCTTCATTTGACTTGGTTTTTTAGTCCCACATTCAGGACAAATCATAAAAAGAGCTGCAGGAAAAGGTTTGATGATCTCTGAATCACAACACCATAATACAATTCTATCTAATTTTACTTTCACTTTCACTTTCATTAATCTCTCCTGTAATACAAATGATCATGTTGTGTAGATAAATCCAGAATTTGTTCTGCAGTTAATTCTTTTAACATGATCTCCTTGTTTAAATTTTCATTTAACCACTTCCATCTTGACTTATGTATATTCAATTGTGTAATCAATGCTTCATTTAATTCCTGAATCTGTTCTAGCTCTGACATTGCCAAGGAGATCTTCGCGCTTGCGCTTCTGGTATCTTTCCATCTGCAGTATACTTTGTATGCTTCTTCTGATAATGTAGCTGATATTAGGTGTGGCATTAGTAATCCTCCAAGTTAAGATTGGCTCTAGCCCATTCTTCTGATACATCTACTGTTATTTTGATCTGTTCTACTTCTTTATTGTAAGCATACCACGCATTCAACCAGTCCATCAACATCAATTTCTCCTTATATGACATCTTTCTAATCTTATCTATCATTTTTTTCCCCTTAGATTCCATGTCTTTCGGACTTAGTGTATATATATAATATTATTTGATTTGAAAAACGACGCAGCCATGGCTACATTCATTAAGAATCCGGCTACACATTAGGTAGGTTGGGTGGGGTGGCGGTATAGATACCG